CCACGCAACGAAGACTCTGGCTTAAACGAACTAAGCAATGACCTATTAGGTCGTTACAAGAAAGAACTTGGCATCCGTGCTAGTGCTGCCGATAAGGCTGGTGACTACGAAAAGGGCAATGAGTACTTTAAGAAGATTAATCGTGCAACCATTCGCCAAGGCGATAACGATGCACGTAGACACGAGCAAGAAAATCAAAATGAAATGATGGAAACTCGCTTAAATATGATGCGTAAGGCAGGATACGATCTATGACATTAGCAGAAGCAGCAAAAGTAGCATTCGCAAGCGAATTTAGTTTCTACTTAAAAGCTCATAACTTCCATTGGAACGTTGAGGGCATTAACTTCCAACAGTTCCACGAACTGTTTGGTAACATATACGAAGAAGTATATGGCAGCATCGACGACTTTGCAGAAAAGATTCGTGCGCTAGGTAGTTACATGCCGGGCAGTTACACACGATTCAGCTACCTAAGTCAAATTGATGACGAAACAGAAATTCTGCCCGCACAGCAGATGCTACAAGAATTATACGAAGACAACGACCGGATGTTAGTTGTCTTCAAAATGGCATACGACCTGTCTGAACAAGCAGGCGAACATGGATTTTCAAACTTCCTAGCAGAACGTATGGATGCACACCGCAAACATGGCTGGCAGCTACGTGCAAGTTTGAAGCAGTAATACCCTTAGGACCCGTTATTCGTAACGGTGGGTTGCCCGGCTGCTGGGCACTAAACATTGGGAGTCGTGCCCCGTGCGATGTTTGGTAAAGTGAGCATTTACATTTCAATTAGTTCCTGCTATACTTAAACAATGAATTCTCCTACATGGGCATTAGTCACTGAAGCAAAGCGAATGCTTGTTCTAGTTTCTACCGATATTAAGTTAATCAGAAATATACAGTTATGTGTGTCAAAGCATGTGCTATTAAATTTAGTACCATGGAGTAACGAGGAAGTTCGGTTCGACTCGGACATTAGCGATATACGAGAAAAACTATTGTTTGTTAAGTCAGTAATAGTTAATCAGCAAGTATACGCTCAACAAATACTAGATGAATACGAACCAGTTAACCGAAGAGATATACAATTGCTGGAGATATCTAGAGAGTTTTATCAAAATGTAATGCCAACAGACGAGTTTATTCCTGCAACTATCGCAGCAGAATTAGCAGACCTAACCAGGTACTACAATGTAGTAGATCAATACACTAGATTCATATATAGTATTTTGTTTAACTTGAATTATGCAAGTACTGTGCAAGAAGTGCGAAAGTCGTTTGCTGCCGCAATTACAGACATCAAAACTTGGCCAGACCAAACAGATAGATTTTTTATATTCGGTAAAATGACTAGAATGCATCAAGGAAGTCTAAAATGAACTATGCTGCCCAAATTGAAAACAATCGCACAGTTATTATTGCTGATGTGAAAATTCAAAACAAACCAGGCAGATATTGGAACAATGCTAAGAACGTAGTAGTTGCAGTTACTGACCTCCGAGCTCGCGCAGGAACTTTTGTGACACCATGGTCTGCAAAGTCTGACCCGTTGTTTACCTTGCCTCCATGGACTCCAATTACCGAAACACTTGCGCATCTATTAGATGAGCGGGCAGTAGAACTTGCGACTATTGCAAAAATGCAGGGCAAGCGTATTTTAGTCTGGTGGAGCGGGGGAATAGATTCGACCCTGGTGTTATCATCGTTTATTAAGAATCTATCAGCATCCGACTTGGAAATAGTCACGGTATTGTTATCATCGGAGTCAATAGGAGAACACCCTGAGTTTTACAAAAACTTCATACACAATCGCATACATTGTATGCCTTACCTGGACTTTCGTCTTAACAACAGCACTCTCAATGAGTACATTGTATTAACTGGTGATCCTGCTGATTGCTTGTTTGGTCCTAGTACTGGCATGTACCGTCACCTAATGGCCGATGGTAGACATTTACTGCCGTTTAACGATAACCGCAAACTAATTGCAAATGCAATCGAATTGAGAAACCTTGCGCTTATTAAGAGTGAAAACATTGAAGGATTCGGCAACTGGTATGTTGACAAGATTAGTGATAACATTTTAGAAGTTGCGCCGCCCGATGTTACTAGCATTGCTGATTGGTGGTGGTGGCACTACTATAACTTCAAGTGGGAGTTTAGTGTCTGGCGTCCAATGTTGCGCCGTAAGTGTAATGGCGACGAGTTTGATCCAATTGAAGATTGTAATTTACAATCGTTTGCAGAGTATACATACTTTAACACCGCCAAATTCCAGCAATGGAGTCATACCAATTTGAAAACCCTAATAGGTAATGATATTGCAGCGCACAAGAAGGCAGCAAGAGACTATATATTTGAGCTAGATCGAAATCAAGTCTACTACGATACAAAAATCAAACGCGAATCTGTTCCTTTGTATGATAACTCAAAAGGGCGCAAGCTGCGCAGACCTATACTTTGGGATAAGCATTGGGTTGGTTACTTTGACTTTCATCATAAAGAATTAAAGGCAGAATGTATAGACCGTTTGGAACATTACAAAGGCTAAAAGCCTTGCTTTTTGCTTTAGCAATGCGTATAATACAATTTTCAACTAGGAGATACTATGAGCGACTACAACCGCAGCTTTAACGGCGATGCTAAAATTAAACTTACACAATTGATCAACGAAGGTATGCAAGTACTACACGAAGTTGATACATTAAACGAAGGTCTTAACGATACCATCAAAGCTATCGCAGAAGAACTCGAAATCAAACCGGCTACGCTAAAGAAAGCAATTAAAATTGCACACAAAGCCAAGTTGGGCGAGACCAACCGTGACCACGATGAATTGAATACCATTCTTGAAACCGTTGGCAAGACACTTTGATAGAACTATTCCACAATACTGTAAACTGGATCAAGGAAGATTGGAGGAGTAATCCTCTTCGATGCTTCCTTGAGATTGCTGCATGGGCATTAAGCATTGGCTGTAGTTTTACTATGATGCTTACTGTGCCTAACCCGCCCTTCTTAATCCTGTACCCATTGTTTATTTTACAATGCGCTATATTTGGTTGGAGTGCGTGGACCCGAAAGAGTTTTGGTATGTTAGCTAACTACCTGCTATTAGTTTCAATTGATAGTATTGCGTTAGCGAGAATGTTGGTACAATAAATATACTTGTCTCGCCGGACTTGAAACGGCATGTAGAGTCTGTGTAAGCTCTAAATTACACACAGGAGAATATATTGAGTTACGTTGATGCTCTATTTGACAGAGCGAAAGATAAGATTCACGTTGTTGAACGTGTAGATGGTAATCGCGTATATCGCGAGTACCCAGCAGATTTCATCTTCTATTATGATGACCCTCGCGGCAAGTTCCGCACCATTTACGATACACCCGTTAGCCGGTTCAGCACTCGTAACAGCAAAGAATTCCAAAAAGAAGTACGCATTAACTCAGACAAGCGTCTATGGGAAAGTGATATTAATCCTATCTTTAGATGTTTGGAAGGCAACTACTTGGGTGCAACTTCTCCTAAGCTACAAACAGCGTTCTTTGACATTGAGGTAGACTTTGATCCAGCACGTGGCTTTGCGCCACCAGCAGATCCGTTTAACAAGATTACTGCGATCTCTGTTTACCTTGACTGGCTCGATAAAATGGTAACGCTGGTTATTCCGCCTAAGAGTTATAGCTGGGAAACAGCACAAGAAATTTGTGACCGTTACGACAACTGCTTCTTATTTGATCGCGAAGAGGACATGCTAAACACATTCCTTGATCTTATTGATGATGCAGATGTACTAAGTGGCTGGAACTCAGAAGGCTTCGACATTCCTTATACTGTTGGCCGCATCACTAAAATCCTTAGCAAAGACGACACCCGCAGATTCTGCTTGTGGGGACAACTACCAAAGCAACGTGAGTTTGAACGCTTTGGTGCAAAGAACATCACATTTGACTTGATTGGTCGTGTGCATATGGACTATATGCAACTGTACCGCAAGTACACATACGAAGAACGACATAGTTATAGTTTGGACGCCATTGGCGAATACGAACTAGAAGAACGTAAGACCCAATACGAAGGCACGTTGGACCAACTGTACAACAAAGACTTTCCTACGTTTATCGAATACAACAGACAAGATACCATGTTGTTAGCCAAGCTAGATAAGAAACTACGTTTCCTAGATCTTGCTAATGAACTTGCACACGACAACACCGTGTTGTTACAGACCACAATGGGTGCGGTAGCTGTAACGGAGCAGGCGATTATTAACGAAGCTCACGCAAGAGGTATGATTGTTCCTAACAGAAAGGGTCGTGATGATCAAGGCGAAACGCAAGCAGCAGGTGCCTATGTTGCTTATCCCAAAAAAGGAGTCCACGAGTACATCGGGGCTATTGACATCAACTCGCTCTATCCCTCGGCTATTCGTGCCCTTAACATGGGGCCAGAAACAATTGTTGGACAACTCCGTACAGTAATGACCGACCAGTACATTAAGGAAAAGATGGCCAATGGTTCATCTTTTGCTGATGCCTGGGAAAATATGTTTGGTACGCTGGAGTATCAAGCTGTAATGGACTGTACGCCCGGAACAGAAATTACCGTTGACTGGGAAGGTGACCAAGGCAGTACTGTCCATAGCGCAGAAGAAGTCTGGCAGATTATATTTGAAAGTAATCAGCCGTGGACGTTAAGTGCTAACGGCACTATTTTTAAGTACGACATGAAGGGTATTATCCCTGGCCTGTTAGAAAGATGGTATGCAGAACGTAAAGAACTACAAGCAAAAAAGAAGACCGCAGAAAACAAGGAAGACGCCGCGTTCTGGGACAAACGGCAGCTTGTCAAAAAAATTAACCTCAACAGTTTATATGGGGCTATCCTCAACCCAGGGTGCCGTTTCTTCGATCAACGGATTGGCCAGAGCACAACGCTTACTGGCCGTATCATCGCCAAGCATATGGACGCCACTGTTAATGAAGCAATTACAGGCACGTATGACCACGTTGGTTCAAGTATTATCTACGGTGACACAGACTCGGTATACTTTAGTGCGTGGCCGGCGCTCAAAGAAGAAGTAGAAGCAGGGCGCATGGAATGGAACAAAGACATCTGTATCCAAATCTATGACAACATTGCTAACATGGTTAACGAAAGCTTCCCTGAGTTCATGGAACGTGCTTGCCACTGTCCACGTGAAATGGGCGCAATCATCAAAGGTGGTCGAGAACTAATTGCAGGAAAAGGCTTGTTCATTAAGAAGAAGCGTTATGCTGTATTAATCTTCGACTTAGAGGGCAAGCGATTGGACACAGATGGCAAGCCAGGTAAAGTTAAAGCCATGGGCCTTGACTTGAAGCGAAGCGACACTCCTAAGTTCGTGCAAGACTTCCTAAGCGAAATCTTACTAGACGTTCTTACTGGTGCAGAGCGTGAAGCAGTAATCGAAAAGGTTCGTGAATTCAAACTAGCGTTCCAAGAACGTCCTGCTTGGGAAAAAGGCACACCTAAACGTGTAAACAACTTAACCAAGTATACTGCGGAAGAAGTACGATTAGGCAAAGCTAATATGCCCGGACACGTTAGAGCAGCTATGAACTGGAACACTCTAAAACGTATGCACGGCGACAACTATAGTGCTGCTATTGTTGATGGTATGAAGACCATTGTGTGTAAGCTAAAGGATAATCCATTAGGCTACACCAGTGTTGGTTACCCAACTGACGAAGCACGTATTCCTGCTTGGTTTAAGGAACTGCCATTTGACCAGGACTTAATGGAGTCGGGCATTGTAGACCAAAAGGTAGAAAATCTATTAGGTGTATTGGATTGGAAGATTAGCGAAAGCACGGACACCAAATCAACATTTGACAGTTTGTTTACATTTGAGTAAAATACACTATGAAATTAAGCGAACTAGTTGATCTAAGAGAAAGACTCAAAGGTGCTTTCTACCTAGACCCTGTATTGGCCAGTGTTGATAATCTACGACTAAATCTAAGCCTAGTGAATCAAAATATTGCTGAAAACTATAGCGGTATGCTAGATTTATTGGTAAAAGACTACCGAGATCTGCGTACTGCTGTAACTGCACCTAGTGACCGTGTGCATACTATTATTGACGAGATTAACAAAGAGATTAGCTCTAAGAGCAGTCACTTCTTCTTGGACAATTATGAAATGGAATTAAACTACGAGGACCCGGACAACATTCGTCGGGTTCGTGTTATGTACATTCCAGCACAAGTGCAACAGGAAATCGAATCACGTATTGCACTATACGCAAGTTGGAAGTACCCTGGCCTAGAAATTGGTTGTAGGGACGGTGAGTGGACACGACATTTGGTTGCAAGCGATCCACTATACATGACTGACATGCATCAATCATTTTTGGATAGTGCTATTAAAGATTATGCTCCCGAGTACCAGCGCCGTGTTCGCCAATACCTTATTAAGGACAGCGACTATGGTATACTGCCCCAGAACCAGTTTAACTTTATCTTCTCTTGGAACTATTTCAATTACCGCAGTTTAGATTCAGTTAAGCAAACACTAAAGCAAATCTATAACCTACTGCGCCCAGGTGGTGTGTTTATGTTTAGCTACAACAACGGCGACACGCCAGCAGGTGCTGCCTATGCGGAAAGTTACTTTATGAGCTATATCCCAAAGAGTATGCTTATACCAGCTTGCCAACAGTTGGGATTCGAAATTGTGTACACACAAGATCACGAACCTGCTGTGAGCTGGGTCGAAATCCGCAAGCCCGGTGAATTGACTACCGTAAAAGGACATCAAGCCATGGGCGTTATCAAAGAAAAAGGACATGTCTAACTTGACAGGTCTAAATACAATCATCTATAATCAATCAATACAGGAGCAATTATGCAAGACTATTTAAAAGACATCGTTCAACACACACAAGCACTAGGATTCATTGACCTAGTTAAACTCACCGGAGATCAAAATGAAACTCGGCTTATCGCACTAGCAGAAGACAAATCTGTTGTTGTTGATGCTAAGTTTAAAAATCCAGTCCCAGAGTTTGTGGGCACCTTTGGTATGCCTAACTTGGGCAAGCTAAACACTATCTTGGGTATTCCTGAGTATAAGGAAAATGCCAACCTAAGCATCACCACAAAGAAAGATGCCAACGGCACCGATATCCCAGATGGTATCCACTTTGAAAACAAAGCCGGTGACTTTAAAAACGACTATCGTTTCATGACAGCTAACGTTATTAACGACAAGCTGAAGAATCAAAAGATGCGTCCAGTTAAGTGGCACGTTGATATTGTGCCAACAAATCAAAACATTCAACGCTTGCGATTCCAAGCTAGTGCAAACTCAGAAGAAACTACGTTTACTGCTAAAACAGACAACGGCGCATTGAAGTTCTTCTTTGGTGACCACTCAAGCCACGCAGGTAACTTTGTGTTCCAAGACAACGTTAGCGGCACATTGGCAAAAAGCTGGAGCTGGCCTGTTAACGCCTTTATTGCTATTTTGGCTTTGCCGGGCGATAAGACTGTTAAGATTTCGGACGAAGGTGCCGCGATGATCACAGTTGACTCGGGGCTTGCTGAATACAGCTACATCTTGCCAGCACAAACCAAGTAATGCTTGAACATTTGATACCAAGAGGTTATCAACCCGGGGGCGGATTAATTTCGCCTGAGGGTGTGTTTTATCTAAACATTCCCAAGAATGCCAGTACATACACAACCAATCTCTTGTTAGCAAATGGGTGGAACTATTATAACCTAAACGAAAACCCTGTACCTGCACAGGCTATTGCGATTTTACGTGATCCTGTGGAGCGTTGGATTAGCGGATATGCAACGTATGCCGCTAGTTTTGTTTTAGGTTACGGTTATGGTAGTGACCATTTCCGTGAAGACTACAATAATCTTACTGAACGCATTATCTTTGATCAATTAATATTTGACGATCACACAACAGAACAAGTAAAATTCATTGAACAGATCAAACACATTCCTACTACGTACTTTAAGTTAAATTACGAACTAGGTATGAAGTTAGAAAGTTTCTTTAAATGCCCACTAGGTCTAAATAACCCTGTTAATGCTAACGTTAGCGAAGACAATTACGATGTAAAGTCTATTGCTAAACACATGCGTTTCATAGTTGAACAAGATCCTGTTCTACGTGCTAAGATTATTGCCAAGTATCAAGCAGACTACGACTTAATTAAAACAGCAAACTATTACAATGAGCCAAGATGATTTAACAAGCAAGCAGAAAGACTACGCAGTATTCTTGCCTGCTATTAGCGGCTTCTATGCTACCTTTGTGGGCAAGCAACGTGTTAACAACGATTATGTTGATCCTGCACGTTTCCCGCAGGGACAGCCCACTAAGCTAACACACATGGACCAGATGGACTGGCTAAATGCACAACAAGCACTGTTCCCATACAAGTGGAGTCTATACTCAGGTGGTCATGCTAACTTGGATTTAAACAAGGATGACCCAAGCGAAGATATGGTGCGCAAGCGAGATCCTAATACCCTTATGTTGGGCGACTCAGGCGGATTCCAGATTGCTAAAGGCCTGTGGGAAGGCGATTGGAAAGCCAACTCAGGTTGCCCTAAAGCACAAAAGAAACGTGCCGCAGTACTTACTTGGCTAGACACTATTAGCAACTACGGCATGGGACTTGATATTCCTACGTGGGTTATTCACGATAAGAAGGCATCAGATGCTTGCCAAATTAAAACACTAGATGAAGCTGTAGCTGCAACCAAGTATAACAACGAGTACTTTATCAAGCATCGCAAGGGCAAAGACAACGGCGGTGCAAAGTTCTTAAACGTTCTGCAAGGTGACAATCACACGTCAGCTGAAGAATGGTATCAAGAAATGAAACACTTCTGTGATCCTAATGTATATCCAGATCGTCACTTTGACGGATGGGGCATGGGAGGTCAGAACATGTGTGACGTACACTTGATCCTTAAACGTCTAGTAGCACTACGCTACGACAACTTGTTACAAGAGGGCAAACACGATTGGATGCACTTCTTGGGCACAAGTAAACTAGAATGGGCAGTATTGCTCACAGTCATTCAACGAGCTATTAGAAAATATGTTAACCCCAGTTTTACTATTTCTTTTGATTGCGCTAGCCCTTTTCTTGCAACAGCTAACGGTCAGGTATATTTCGAAAACGTATTCCCACATGATGAAAAGTGGTCTTATCGTATGGCACCTAGTGCAGACGACAAAAAGTACTCCACTGACACAAGACCTTGGGCGCAAGGTGTAGTTGCTGACGGCATCTATCCACGTTGGCAAGATAGTCCTATTAGCGACATGCTACAGATGAAAGATATCTGTATCTACAAGCCCGGCGATCTAAACAAGATTGGCAAAGAAGGCAAGACATCGTGGGATAGTTTCTCGTATGCTTTACTAATGGGTCACAATGTGTATATGCACATTACCGCAGTACAGGAAGCCAACCGTCGCTTTGATGCAGGCGAGCATCCTGCAATGATGCGCTACAGTGCGCCGACACACGAACTGTTTGAAGACATTGTGGAACGTATCTTTGCTGCTCCTACTAGAGAAGAAGCAGAAGCTAT